GGAGTTGTTTAGGCAACTTCTGAATCCCACGCCTCGGGCATGGGATTGAGACTATGATCCAGTCTCGGTTTCCAGTCGGGGTAGACGTCGGTCATAAGGAGGCTTACGGCGATCGGGTCCACGTGTTCGTCCCACGTTTTCTGCAGAAGTTTGACGGCAGCGCTATAGCGCTTGTGCCGTACAAACCGAAGCAGGTTACGTTGCGTACGCGGGGTGATCCGAGCGTAAGTTTCGCTGGTGCTGATCGCGTGTCGAATTGCCGCCAGTGGTCCACCGTGTTCATGCGAAAGAGCTTTTACTTTTCGCACACGGGCGTGGACCAGGCTGCGGGTGTCTGTCCTTGAGTGGTACCTTGGTTGATCACCAGGGCGACCCGACGTGAATCTCTGATGAAGTTCTATTTCCGACAATAGTCGGATAAGAGCCTCTCGAGCTGAGATTCCGTTGGGCACTTTTGGCAGCACCTTAAGCGCGGCTCGGGCCTCTTTGTAGGTTTCTTCGGATTCCTTGGACATCACAGGGGTGGATCCGTAATGGAGATAGGCTAGAACGTTCCAGACGTTTAGCTTGTCACCATTGCCTCCACTCCCTGAGTCCGAGAAGGAACCAGGAACCGTCATTGAGACACGAGACCGTGCGGCGATTCGACGCGCCAGTCTTTTGAGGATTGGGTGGTCACGGCTCTGGACAGAAGAAATTTTGTACAGTGAATCCGCGGCGCACCGACCTCGAAGGTTGGCGAGCGATTTAGCACCAGAGGCCTCTCCGATCCTGGTCAGGATCTCCGACTTTGCTGTTCCTTGGCACCGTGTTACCAATTGTTCACAGAAGACGCCGTGAAGGGCGCTTCGGAACGATTTGGCGACATTAGGAACGAGTCCAAAGAGTCGGAGATTCTCCTCGTATCGGTCGCAAACCTGTCGAGTCCAGAGGGCAATCAGATCGTCGCCGCAAATGCGGTAGGAGCGAGCTGATCCCCCGGCTCTAGCGGCGCAGAATGCGTTGAGCACACATAGCACGGTCCACCCAGGACCGAGCCCCATGAGTGCCCCGCAAACTGACGTGACGTTGGAGCCGTCCGACAATTCGATCGCATGTTCGGCAATGACTGCCTCGAGCGCTTCGTCCCACCACGCGGGTTTTCCCACGTGAGTGACGATCGCATCGAGCACGAGTCGAGCAAGCGGAATCGAAATCGGATCTGTTGATTTTGACAGGTCAGCTGAGTACACAATCGCATTGGGGTCATTATTGACGATTGTGACGGACTGACCACGAAGAGTGCTACGAGTCATCTGGAGATGTTTGAGGTACGGCGTCAGGTGCGACGTCATAGCTCGAGCTAACCAGTTGGTAGTAGCACTATGAATCGTGGCTATCCGGATCTTTCCATCGAGCTGTACGATGGGGAGGAGTTTTGCCTTGCGGTAAAACCTCCCTTCTTCGACAGTTCTTTGGAAAGTCTCAGCTAGCGACCGTTTCGAGGGGCTTGGTTCGATGTCGGTGAAGTACGCTGGATCGATTCCTTCCATGATGCGACAGACTGTCTCTGGAGAGACCCTAGGGTCACTCAAGAGCTCAGCTCCGTTCGCACTGGGAGGCGTCGACCAGTCGAGTTCGCCGGCTTCGGCCAGGCTGTCCAGGATGAACTCCTCTACTATCTCGTTTATGCGGGCACTGTGTTCTGCCGAGGTGATCGTTCCATGTTGTTTTAAGACATGAACGGATCCTCCTTGGCGACGCGATGCTTCGTAACAAGCGGTAGTAGCAGGCATCGGTAGCGTACGAACGACCCCTACGGGTTGCGAACGGAACAAGTTCGTGACAAACGACCGTAGTTGTGTTGTCACCGATACCGATGGCAGTGGAACGTGCGTAGATATGCGCACAGCTGCAGTTCGAGCTTCCTCGAGGATCAGGGCTTTTGTGGGTGGGGTGACTATACAGGCGCGAGACAGAGTACTCGCGAGAAAGAGCGCTTTTGGCGACTTTCCGCGGTTCTTGAGTCCGCGACCTGCTTCACCCCCTAATAGAGCCTTGATACGCGTTAGATTGGATAGCCATTTGGCTGCTTTTTGAACACCTTGGCGAAGGCAGTGGAGAAGGAAACGCACCCACATTCGGAGTATATGCCGGTTGTGGGGTGCAAAGTACTTTCCATTTACTTCGCCATAGGTAAGTTCGAGAGCGGCTTTTATGGCATCCCAATTTTTACGCACCTCGGGGAGGAACCGGAGAGGTTCCTCAGACCGACGACGGCGGGCAGCTGTTCTGTTGAACGGCAACCCTGCCAGTGGATTCTCGGGACTCTTAAGGAAGAGCACCGAATGGCCTGTTCGGATGAGCCAGAACACGTCTGTAGAAACAGACGTAGGCTTACCGGACGGGGTCGGATCCACACCACGGGGAG